TCTGCCCTACGGCCTGAAGGAAACCAAGGGCATGACCCGTTCATCGGCTGAAGGGCAGATCGACAGGAACACCACCTTCGATGCCTTCCTAGGTCGTCGAACAGAGGCTCAACAGAACGAGCAATTGGGGGTCGGCCGTGCGACCATGTTCCGAGAGGGTAAAATAACGCTGCGTCAACTGGTTGACAATAACGGAAACCAACTCACTCTGCAACAGCTGGAGAAAAAATATGGCAAATCCAACGGGTAAGAATCAATGGACAGGTGGACGGGCCATAAGCCCCGGGATACGTCATGCGAATGCCGACCGTCGCTCCGCTCTGGTACATGAGAAGCTGAGCCAGAAGACCCATGGGCTGGTACGCGACTTCATCAAGAAGAATCCATCAGGTGCTCAGCAACAGTCGCATTTGAAGACACTATCTTCCACCAGCCTGAAGATGGCCATGAAGGTTACTACCGGTGCTCATGACGTTGGAACCACCCTGGTTCGGAGTTTGGTCAAGTCTGAGCTCAGTCGTAGGAAGAAGTAAGGAATCACCATGAACAAGAAAATTCAGTTAGGCGGGTTCTGGTTCTGTTGCTGGGCGTGATCCAGATGGCAGGCCATTACCCACTCGGCCCAGTCTTGGTCGTGGCGGGATCTCTGATCCACGCCATCGCCCGAATCGTAGCTTGGCTCAAATGACTTCAGCGACCCGGAAGCCGGACGGGATTTCTCACGAGGGCAGGACTCGTGTAATCGGCGGACCTGAGAACGGGCAGCAACCTGCAGTGGGTTGCACCGCAGTAAGTCCCTAAGGTTGCATCCTTTCGTCGGCGTGATGCCGACAAACCCGTGAGCAGTGGGATACTGCTTGAAGAGTAATTGGAGTTCTATATGAAAAGTCGGTCCTTCGGATCCATTATCTACGCCGCCCTGACAGGGTACATGCACCGGACTGGAATGATGGCCTTCGCCATCGCCCCTGTTCTGGACAAAGCCGGACACTCGGCCCTACCGGAGTCCCAACGCGGTTGGTACACGCCAGATGGTGATTCCTTCAAAGTGGACCTGACCAAGGTTGATGTGGAAGACACCGCTGGCCTGAAGACCGCTCTTGAAAAGGAACGGAATACCAACAAGCAATCCAAGGCTCTGCGGGATCAGGCCCTGGCTGACGCTCTGAAGCCCTACGAGGGCATCGACCCCGTGCGCACCAAGGCACTGCTGTCCAAGTTCGACAACGAGGAAGAGGCCGCCTTGATCGCCGCCGGAAAGGTTGATGAAGTCATTGCCAAGCGCATGGCCAAGCGTGATGCCGAGCTGCAGAAGCAGGTGGACGCTGCCAAGCAACAGGCTGAGACAGCCACAGGGGTCGCCAAGAAGTTCCAAACCCGCGTCCTCGACAACCACATCCGTGCGGCAGCTGCCAAGGCCGGCCTGCATCCTGTGGCTGTGGATGACGCACTGCTTCGTGCTCGTGCCCTGTTCACACTGAATGACGATGGTGATGCGGTTCAGCTGGGCTCTGACGGAATGCCCGTTCTGGGCAAGGACGGCAAGTCCCCATTCAACCCTGTGGAGTGGCTGGAGTCCATGAAGGAGTCTGCCCCCCACTGGTTCCCCGCGGGTTCGTCTGGCGGTGGAGCTGGTGGCTCTGGCGGTTCAGGTGCTGGCGGAAAGACTCTCACCCGTGCAGCCTTCGAAGCCATGTCCCCAGCTCAGCGGGCCGCCACCGTTAAGACTCACACCATCGTGGATTGATACTCAACCGCGATTATCTAGATAAGGCCTTCGGGCCTTTTCTTTTGGGTGATGTTTTTACATCGGGTGAAAATTGGAATATAATCCCACCCATCAGCCATGGTGTTCGGGACGAATACTGGTACGACCGGGATGGTCAAAGGACTGAAGAAAATTCTCAATCATCTCTTTGAAGGACCACACCATGTCTCGAATCCGCATTTTCCTGGCTGCCGTACTGGCATCCATTTTCCGACCCCTCCACGAAGCCGTCACCCGTTATATGGGTGCCACGGGCATGATGCTGTATGCATCGCCCAATACCCTGACCAACCTGATTCCCACCATCTACGCCGCGGCTGACATCGTCTCTCGCGAACAGGTCGGCTTCATCAATGCCGTCACCCGTGATTCCCGAATGGATCGTGCTGCGATCAATCAGGTCGTGAACGTCCCTGTGGTCGGTGCTATCACCCCGGTTTCCATCACCCCTGGTGCTTACGCCCCCGATACCGGCGGCGCTGCTCCTGGTAACGTGGCGGTGACCATCTCCAACCAGTACGCCGCCCCCATTGCCTGGAACGGCGACGAGCAGATCGTGGTTGGCGAGACTGGTCTGTATGAGTCCGTCATGGCCCAGCGCTTCGCTCAGGGTATGCGTGCCATCACCAACATGGTTGAAACCGATCTGGCAGCTCTGCAGATGTACGCTTCCCGTGCATATGGTACCTTCAACGCGGTTCCGTTCGGCACTGCCAATGACCTGTCGGACATGGCCCAAGCCATCCGCATCCTGGAAGACAACGGTGCACCGCAGACTGACCTGCGCGCCGTGCTGGGTTCGTCCGCACTGGCCAACATCCGTGGTAAGCAATCGGTTCTGTTCAAAGCGAACGAAGCCGGCACAGACGCCATGCTCCGCAAGGGCATCGTCGGTGACATCCTGGGTGTGGGCATCGGCTCTAGTGCTGCCGTGAAGACTGCTGTGACTGTCGGCACCAACAACGGTTCTGCCACAACTACCAATGCCGGTTTCGCGGTCGGTACGACCAACATTCCAACGGCGGCTGCTGGTACGGGTACCATCATCGCCGGTGACATCATCACCTTCGCCGGTGACACTGAGAAGTACTTGGTCGTAACTGGTGTGGCCAACGTGGCTAGTGCCTCCACCGCCCTGGTCATCGCTGAGCCTGGTCTGCGCAAGGCGATCCCCGCCGCTGCTACTGCCATCACTACGATCGGTGCTACTACCCGTAACATGGTGTTCAGCAAATCGTCCATGGTGGTTGCTACCCGTACTCCCAGCATGCCAATTGGAGGTGACTCCGCTGCCGACGTGATGGACATCACTGACCCGGTCTCTGGCTTGACCTATCAGGTCGCGATGTACAAGCAGTACCGTCAGGTGCACTTCGAAATCGGCCTGGCCTGGGGTGTCAAGATGATCGCTCCTCGCCACTCGATGGTTCTGATCGGCGGCTAATCACTGGAGGGTGGTTGAAGGGCCTTCCTCGCGGAGGGCTTTTCTGCAACCAACAGAGGAAGCTACCATGAGCCACTGCCCCACAGTCAAAGTCAAGTCCCCCGATCACGAGCAAGGTTTCTTCGTGATCAATGAAGAGGACTTCGACGAATCCAAACACGAACTCTTCATCGAACTGACCACTGAGCAGGAACAAGCTGCCCTGGAACAGGAGGAAGCCGAAGAGAAGGCCGCCAAGGCCGCCAAGGCCAAGAAGTAGGCTGAGGAAAGGCCTAGTGACCACCTACATTGTCAACCGCAAGTCCGACAGCGCAGAGGTATACCGCTACAACGCCGACGCGCAAAAGCTCGCCACCGATCTGGGCGTCAAGCTCACCGCCTACGACCCCACGCCTGGCGCACAGACCGCAGGGCAACCTGCCCAGTCAGACACGGCGGGCCAGCAGACTGCAGCCAAGTAAGGACAACACCATGACCCTCTACGCCATCCTCCTGATCTGCGCCTACGGCTTCATGTACTGCATCTTTAGCGCCAACAACCCATAAGGACTCACCATGGCAATCCTGACCACAGACATCGTTTACCGCCTCAGTGGCGGTGCAGCCAACGCAGACCCCGCGCTATCCATCGGCGGCACCAAATCCAGCGTGGCATCGGGCTCCACCATCTTTGATGACGTAAGCAGCGTAGAGGCTGCTGCTGGTGACGTGGAGTACCGGCTGGTCTACATCCACAACGGCCACGCAACACTGGCCTACCAGACCGCTGCTGTGTGGATACAGACCCAGACACCATCGGCATCAACAGACGTTGCAATCGGGCTGGCTGCAGCTGGCCTTAACGCCACTGAAACGGCAGTTGCCAACGAAAACACTGCGCCCGCTTCGGTGACGTTCTCGGCCCCGTCCACCTTCGGCGCTGGTTTGTCGCTGGGCACCATCCCCGCAGGCCAGCACTACGGCGTGTGGGTTCGCCGCACGATCAACGCTGGCGCTGCGTCGGCATCCGATTCATTCACCCTGCGCGTGCAGGGTGATTCCAATCCATAAGGGCAGGCCATGACACTACTCGAGGAAATACAGTCGAAGTGCACACCCGAGTTAATAGCCTCACGGGATCACCAAGCGATTGCAGACGCTGTGAACGTGGGCCGAACGCGCCCAAGCGACACAGAGATTGGCAACGGAACGATTCTGGAGGTGTTGGGGCTTGTACTTGGAAATCAGGTGTTGGATGTTGTCAAAGCCACACCAGACTACAAATACGTGATCCCTCTCTTGGAGCAGGGCCGCTTGAAGATCGGCTCCACCGTGGCGCAAAGCGCGGTGCAGGCGTTCGTTCCGGCGATCTTGACGCAGGCGCAGGCTGACAGCATCAAGAGTCTTGGCACCACTCCGAATCCGATTAGTGAGTTTGATGTGCGCTGTGCGCTGTATGCCGAAGACGGCACTTTTCTGGGGTAAGCCATGGCCGCAACCAAAACATCCAAAACGCTACTAACAAGCCAATCGCTTGCTGCTGCGACTTCGGTCAACGCCACAGAGTGGAGCATGACCACAGCCTACGGAGGCTTGGCCGCTGTCAAGCTGACCAACGGGGCAACTGCTCCTACTAC